TATGATACCCTAAAGTAACTCCAAGACATCCAGTTACCCATCCCAAAAATATCATCAAAAAGAATGCATCCCAAGTAGCAAACTGTAATGCATACAATGAGATTAAATGTATTGCAGTAAAGAATACTATCGTAGGCCACTCAAGTTTCATCTGATTATCATAGGGTCGTTATAACTTGGAGGACCAATATCCAACATGATAGGAGAATCTAATACACTATCAAGACTATCTGCCATTCTACGGAAACCACTTCCAACAAATACCTGACCAGCAACAACTGCTACAGTGGCAGTACCCCAGAAGATATAATACCATCTAGATTTAACTTGATGTCTTTGTTTCTTGTTGAGTTTCATTCTACCTCCAATTGATCTAATATTTGATTAACCTTAATAAGATTATCAAGTTCCATAACCTTATCTGCAATATGCTTTGCAATATATGGTTCTTCAGATCTTGCGGCAAATGCTAATGCATTACGAAGAGATGATATTGCTTCTTGTACAGAATCTTCAACCTGTTTAGATACTTTCATTTGAGTCTCATTTGAACTTACATTCTACCATAATCTCTGTCAATGCTGCAAGTAAATTTATTTCTTGGTCAGCAACGAATGCAATCTGGTACTGGTATTTTGCAATAATAAGAACGGCAGCAGGAATAGTATTAGGAACCAAGGCGTTATTAAGAGCATCATAGACACGACGCAAAAGTACAGAACTATCATTGTCCAGATTACTAACGACCCACTTTCTAACTTCAGGGAAATTCTTCTCCTTAAGGTTCTTAACGAGGTCATTTACACTAACGTCCGAAAATGTTGCAAGTATTCCACTATCTATCTTACCACCTACCGAGTATCTCTGACACTCATTTAAGATCCTTCTCCAGTCTGGAAAGTGTTTACTGATGAGTTCGATGAGGACTTTCTTATCGGAGGTAATCCGTTCGGATTCCAAGATGGTATTAAGTCTCTTGAAGAACTCTGCTTGGATTTTAGGTTTCTCTTGACCTTTGATGCCGAACTCGACCACAGCACACCTGGAGTGGAGGGGTTCGATGATTTTATTTTTATAGTTGCAGGTAAAGATGAATCTGCAGTTGTTGGCGAACTCCTCAATACTCGCTCTAAGAAGGAGTTGTACGTCGGAAGTGGTATTGTCTGCTTCATCGATGATGATGACCTTATGCTTTGCCTCAGACGATAAAGAGACTGTTGATGCAAAGTTCTTGGCATTATTCCTGACCGTATCAAGAAATCTTCCCTCATCTGATCCATTGATGACATAAAAATCCACCCCCAACTGATTACACAATGCTTTTGCTACCGTAGTCTTTCCAACACCAGGAGGCCCAGAAAGAAGCATATTCGGTATCTCACCCTTATTTAGAAAATCACTAAAGGTTTTCTTAATACTCTCTGGGAGAATACATTCATCAATTGTTTTGGGTCTGTATTTTTCAACCCAAATAAAGTCGCTCATAATTTAATTCCAGTGACGGATTACTCCTGCAATGATAAAACAATTAGTAATAAGATAAGTGAGAAAGATGCCAGATCGAACAAGGAGTACAATATTATCATACCGCTTGGTCTTCTCATCAGCAAACGAACCCAACGCATATTTCCATATCCTCCACAATCTAATCATACCCACCAAGGTTTTCTGGACGGGTCACGTAGATAATTAGATGCAACCCAAGGTTTGCTCCTAATGTAATTCTTGTAAGCAGTAAAAGTACTAATGCTTGGGTTATGTTTAAACTCATCTGGCATTGCTCTAGTAAATGATGATGGTCTGTCCATAGTAAATGGTATCATATTACCTGCTTCTAGTACAGTTTTCTCACAACTATGAACTTTATCAAAGCGATGAGTATACTCTTCACAGAGTGCCATACCATGAGCAAGTAACCACCATGCATGTATATTAGATTCATTTGCCCATACTGTACAGGGGTGATTACGAAAAGCACCCTTTTCTGTTTTGTATGGTGTACCATCTGCTTTATGCAGATCACCATATCCATGACCCCATTTGTCAGAGCAAACAATAGCCAGCATCTGACATGTTTCTAATGGCATCTTGACAACATGCTTATCTGGTAAGCATTGAGCAGATACAGTTGGTGATGGATCAGTAACAAAAATGTTCATAAAGAATCAAAACCAGAATCAATTTTCCATTGTGCATACATTCTACCATAGATCATCCCTTCATGGGATTTTAAGTCAGCACCTTCAAGAATTGAAACTTCTCTTTTACTCAACTTACTCCTATTCTTTTGAAGAAAATCTTGCTCCCACTTTTTGATAGCAGGAGACATGATTTCCATCTTTTGACTTACGCTCATTTTCTCCCATTCCTCCTCATGATGAACATTTACACTATAGCGTATATCTGGTTGAGTACCGTGTAAATTATCTCCAGACATAAGCACTACTCAAACGTTGAATCTGGTTCTAATGCTATAAAATACTTCAAATCATAATCTCTACAAGTAAATCTGGATAACAGATTCCTTGATACAACAACATCATAAGTACCTGGAAGTATCTTAATATTCTCTACCTTAAAGTTAAATGAGAATGTAGATTCAGTCTCACCAACTACAATAGAGAAATCATTAGAAGTATCATTCTTCTTATCTCTAACTACAATCTTCACAACACCATCTCCACCAACCACTGCTAAATCAGTAAGTTGATAAATCGCTGCTGCTTTAAGTAACTTATCTAAATGAGAAGTACTTAACTCAAAAGAAACATCTTCAGTAGGAAGAGTAATCTCTTTTTCAGGTGGAGTAACAATTACTTGAGGATCAGCAAAGAAGTATTTTGTTCTTGACTTTCCTTCTCTAATAACCACATGACCCCGATTCTCAAAATCTAAATCAGGGTTTTGGTGTAGACCAAGACCATTCAAAAACTGATTAAGATCATAGATACCAAAATCTGTGGGAAGGTCTTCTTCAATAGTAGCCTCTGCTAGAATGTTTTTCATTACAGAGATAGTCTTTAAAGAACTACCTTTCTTAAAAAGAATCGATTGATTGATTGATGAAAAGTTCTTCAATAAAGTTAAAGTCTTGTCAGACAGTTTCATAGTAAATTCTCGTAGTTTCATAATTAAGGCATGTTGTGATCAATGTTACCACTGGTCATCGAAGGTTTACCGTAATGTTCATCAAAATGTAATAATAGCATAGCATAATGAATCACTTTAAGCAAGTCTTTTTTATTTCTCCCATCTTTACTTCCATAACGACTACCGTACTTTAGTATATTTGCTTGACAGAAATCAGATGCAAGATCTCTAGATGCCATTAAATCTATTGTCTGGACATTACGATACTCATGTTTAGTACCTGTGTAATGTCCATTATAAGTACGTGATACATACTCCTCTACATCTTTGAGTATTTCATTTTCATGATACTTGTTCCTGCTGTCTGACATAGTTTCCTTTGTTGGTCCCTCGATATTTAGTGTTACTGAATCTGCAAAATGATGTGCAATCTGATCATCATTATCAGCAAGTGTAGTAAATGCTGATGGATAACCATCTTCCATCATATGATCAAAGGCATCCGTAAATGGATCGGGTCTATCTGGATCATTACGAGTGTAATCGTAATAGAAAGGAGAATGTTCTTGATCATATTCATTAGTGCTAATAGTAATCTCATCAAGATTAACATTACCTAAAGGAACATTAACAACCTCATCAGTATCTTCAGTTTCTAATGAGGTGATTGGTTCTGGTTTTGCCTTTGGAGGATCATACTCATCACTTTCTTGTGGAGTAATAGTTGTTTCTAATTTTGTCATAATAGGATAATCTTCATCAAGTGTTCCATCTAATACGGAGGCTGCTAAACTCCATGCGTTAACCATATTCAAATAGGAAATCGTTTACTAAACTTTCTGCTTTTTCTTTTCCAAACTTTGCAGCAAGATAACCTCCTACTGGATCAAGTCTGGTCATATAAGCATCGAAGTCTTTATATACACTGGTATCAGTTCCAGTTGGTTTCTCCAATTCTATCATATCCACATACCTAGTCAAGTACAATTTAAACATATCAAGATGTTGATTCACCTCATTAGGTTTACAGTATCTTACAAAGATATTATCAGAGAAGTGATTACCCTTTTCAAAGAAACGATAGTCCTCTGTACATACTGGCAATCCTTCTACACGATATGGATAGTTCTCTTTAGGATGTTGAAAATCAAAAACAACAATGACCTTCTTTTCATTGAATGCCATTAGATCCATACCAAAACAAGGAAGGTTACTTCCAGTCTTTGGATATGCTATGCAGTTAAAGATATCAACATTCTTACCATCAGAGATATCCACTTGTCTTGACTTAATAAAATGTGGATGTGAATGAGTGATAGCATTTAGGTAGGTTCCTTTACCTTCCCAACCTGCCCACAGACCTTCTATCTTCATAGGTAGAATTGATCTGTAGGCACTTATGTAATCTTGCCAGATGGTCATACTTCTTCAGATGGTAATTCAAAGTCTGCATCAACCTTATCGTATAGTTCAAGGAAAGACTGTTTGGTCTCTTCATCAAATCTGTTTACACAAACTTGAATTGCCTTTGCTTTATTCTTAAAGATAGAATAAGCACGTAGGATATGAACTAATCTACGAGTACTGATGATCTCTTCAATACCACCATCATAGAATGTTTTGCGGATAATGTCACCCCAATCTACAAGTCTCTTACAGAAATCAGTATCTTTAACCTTGAGACTATCAGCAACATTCTTAAGAATCTTATTCTCTATAGAAGGTGCTGGATAATCCTGCTCAAAGGTTACAGGGAATCTTTCAAGGAATGCTTCATTAAGTACATTAGTACCAATGAACCTACCGTCGTCGGATCCTTTACCCTTTGTGTTTGCAGTTGCAATAACATTAAAACCAGCAGCAGGATTTACCCATCTACCAATCTTTTTCAAAAACACACCTTTCCCTTCAAGTATGGATTGGAGGCAGAGGATTTTGTTAGAAGCCAAGTCAATCTCATCGAGTAACAAGACTGCTCCACGTTCCAACGCCTCAATGACAGGTCCGTTATGCCAAACTGTTGACCCATCCACAAGGCGAAACCCACCAATAAGATCGTCTTCATCAGTTTCAATAGTAATGTTTACACGGATCAGTTCTCTATTCGTTTGAGAACATGCTTGCTCTACAGAGAATGTTTTACCATTCCCAGAAAGACCAGTAATAAAAGCAGGATAAAAAAGCTTGCTTTGTATAATTTTTTTGACATCTGTAAAAGGCCCGAACTTAACAAATGTATCGTCTTGTTCTGGGATTAAATTCTGCACTACTTGTGGTTCTACAGAAGGAGCATTGAATGATTTCTCAATATCCTCAACCACTTTCTGTGTAACTTCTAGGTTCCACTTACCACGACCAACTGAAAATTCTTTAATTTTTTTAGTGACAGTTTGATAAGCGATATCATTCATTCTACAGAACCCTCTCACATCAGGTGCAGTGAATTCGGTTCCAAAGTTCGCTTTCAAACCTTCTATGATTTCCTCACGAGTCATTTTGATTTCGAACATAATGTAATTGTGTTTCAATGACCTTATTATAGAGCATTGAGAGGGTCTTTAAACCCAATGTCACCTAATGTTGATATTTCTTAACACTTGCTTCCCACTCCTTCATACTGCTTTGATTCTGACCTTCATTTTCTTTAGGGTCAAGTTTATTATACCCCTTCATTTTCTTCCACTCATTATAGAGTGCTTGCAGTATCCAAGATTGAGATAGACTTTTAGGTCCATTCTCTAGCAGTTCAAGATGCCTTTTGTTACTTGTGTAACTCT